TATGGTAACAATTACTTCAGCTGCTGGCGTTTCGCGTATTGCACCGGTAATGTCAGTACTCATTTTATAAATCGCGTCTATCTGCTCTTGCAGCTTAGCAACAACGCGATCAGTTTCAGCCGGCATTAACTGTTTTAGCGCTGCCAATTCAGACTCAAATACCGCCGTAATTGCGGCGGAATCGCTGGCAAATTGCGCCTTTAACGCCTCAACACCTGCTGCGTATTCCGCATTTGCTAGGCCCTGCAAGCCGCCAACTTTTGACTGCAGTGCGGCAAGCTCACTAATAGCGCCCTGGGCTAATACAATTTGCTGTTGCTCAAGTGCCACCAGCTCGTTTTGCAGCTGCTGCATTTGGGCATTTACTGCGGCAGTATTAGCGTTATAAGTGCTTTCCAGCGCGGTTAAATCATTATGCAACGTGTTAGCCGCAGTAGCTTCAAGCGCTTGCGTAAACTGCTGCAGCTGTGCCAGCTCTGCCAGGGCAGCTTCTGCCAGGCTAATTTGTTGTTGCTCAAACTGCGTTGTATCCGGGTGCGGCCTGGGGGCTGTAGGCTCAGCAAAGGTGGTGCCGCCCAGCTGGTCAAACAAACCGGTAATATAGTCAAATGCGCCCTGGTAACTGGCGGGGTTGAAGTCCCGTGCTAGCTCCAAATAACGCTGGCCAAGCTGCTGCACATCGGCATACGCGTTGGCATCACCACCTAGCGCCGCCTGCATCGCTTGTTGCAGCTGGCTTTGTGTTTCGCGTAGGCGTTCGCCTGTGGTAAGTGGCGATAGATCACCAATTTGCAGTGCAGCTGCCGCATCGCGCAGCGCCTCTGCAGCCTTAGCTAATTCACGGTATGTGCTTAAGGCAGTGTTGTAGTGGTCTAACTGCAGTTGATACTGCTCATCAGCCACTTGCTGCACTTGCTCCAGCTGTTGCAGCTCCGCGTTATAGCGTGCCTGTATTGCGTTTTGTAGTTCACTAACCAGCGTTAACTGGCTATCAATATCACCGCCGCCAAGCTGGCCGCGTAAGCTTGTTACCAGGCTGGCATAATAACCCGCTGCATTGGCGCCGGGCATAGATAAACGAATTTGTGTTGCTGTCTGTGCTACAGATTTAGCCGCGCCGGCTATCCGCGCAACAACCTGGTCAAACGCATCACGCAGTGCATTGCCAGCACTTTCAAAATCACTTTGTAGTGTGTTTAGCTCAGACGCCAGTGCATCATAACGGCCTTGCGCTGCGCTTTGCAGTTCGCGGTTTGCTGCCAATTCAGCGTTATAACGTGCCTGTATTGCGCTTTGCAGTTCGCCGGCTTTGCTTAACTGCTCATCAATGCTGCCACTGCCAACACCGCCCGCCAATTCTGATACCCGACCACGTAAAAACGCAACGTTATCAAAACCCGGTAACGTCTGCTGAATACTGCTAATGGTGCCAGCTATGGTGCTAACCATGCCATTGATAGCATTGGTTTGTTGCTCCAGCGTGCTTTGCAGTGCATCGCTTGCCCGCGCATAATCTGCTACTAAGCGTGACATGGCGTTGTTTGCTGTGTCGATTGCTTGTTGCAGGGTCTTTTCTGCCAGGTTCTCTTTGCGCTTGTTGTAAATAGACCACAGCAACGACGTATCAGCGCCAAGCTCCTGCGCTTCTGCAGCGGCTTCGCGGTACCACTTGTTTAAATCATCAATGGCCAGTTGCAGTGGGCTCATGTCAAAACGAGCCAGCTCACTTTGGTTGCTTGCGTTATACGCCGCGCGCTGCTCAGCTAATTTACGCTCAGCCTCGGCGGCACGTTCAGCAGCTTCTTTTTGCTGCTCTAACGATTTGTAATACGCATCCAGCCCCGGTATCAGCGCCATTAGCGCGGCATAAAGCGCCGCACCGGCTTCAGTTGTAATATCAATACTACTAATTAAATCTTTAAAACCGTCGCGGGTAGCCGGCAACGCAACGCCCAGGTCACTAACAGCGGCGCTTAACGATTTACTGAGATACTCAAACTGCTCAGCTTCACTAAAAAAGCTACTAAAGTACTGGCTGGTTGCATCGCGGAATTCTTCAATGCCACCCATCAGCTCGATGATTGATTGAGCAATAGCAATTTGGGTTTCTGCGGCAACATCGCCAAACCGGCTAAGGCCAAGCCCCAGCGCATCAAGCTGGGCGTTAAACACCGCTTGCTCTTGCGCAACGCGGATCAAGGTTTCATACAAGCCTTCGCCCATTTGCTGGTATTCGCCAATTGCTGGTACCAGGTAATGCACCATCAAGTCAGCCTGGGCGCTAAATATCGCCTCCAGCTCGGCTTGTATCTCATCCCCGCTCAGGTCTTTAAAGCTTAACGCCGGCAGGTCAATAACAAAATTCTCAAGCAGCTTGGTTGTATCAACACCCAGCATATCCACTGCAGCAGTAATAGAGTTACCAATAGAAGAGAAAATGCGGCCAAACTCCGCTTCCAGGGCGTTGTCCAACTCACTGTATTCAGTGCTTTGCTTGGTTTTTTTGCTAAGGCCCCATAGCTTACGCTTGGTGGTTTCAACCACATTGTAATAGCTGCCTTCAACAAGCCCGGTGGCTAATATGTCGCCCAGTTCTTGCGCATCAAAGCTAATGCCACTATCAAGCAGCTTCTTAGTGGTTTTGCTGATGCCACCAATAATGCTGCCTGCAATGTCAGACAAAGCGCCGCCCAGTAGCTTATCGACCGCACCGACAATGCCGCCGCTTAGTTGGTCTAGCTTGTGAGTGAAATCAACAAACGCCTGGTTGCCAAAACGCTTAACAGTGCCCAACTCGCCGGCATAATTGTCTTCATTAAACTTGCCGTAATTGCCCACAAGCGACACAGCCAGGTTAGCAATACCCGCTGAAAGCGATTTAATATTGGCGTTAATCTCACGCAGTTCGCTGTATTGGTCCAGCTCCAGTGATTCAATGCGCTCCAGCGCATTAGCAATAGATTCCGACTTCGCATCAGTGTCGCCAAATACCGTGCCGGTACCTTGGCTTGCTTGTCTATCGGCAGCGCTGGGCACACTGGCAGAACTACCACCGCTAAATACGCCCAGGCCCGCCATAATCGCTATCATTGCGGCACCAGCGGCGAAATTAAGCGGAAACGGTGCGCTAAACGCGCTGGTTATGGCTGTAAGGGCATTGGCGCCGGCCTTTTGCAGTGACATTGCAATTTCAGCAACGCCAAATGCCATTTCTAGCTTATGCAGTGCTTCGCGTTCTTTGCTTTGTTCACCAAACATTTGGCTTGCTGCGCCTGACAATGCGGAGAACTGCCCGAGTTGCGCCTGGAAGTTTTCTTTGGTTAACGCTGCCTCTTTGTTCTTAATATCAATTAGCGCTTTAGCGCGGGCTGGGTCATTGGCTTCTAGTGCTTCAACTTCTTTACGCTTTTTCTTCAGTTCATCCAGCTTTTGGTTGTAGTTCACCTGAGCAGCAGCCATGCCATCAATCTGCTGCGCAACACGGCCAAACGCTTGTGTTAGCGCATCACCAAAGCTATTTCCAGCCGATGAAAGCGCCGACATTTCATCCAGCGCCTTATTGAAAGCACCACTGGTAATTTCTTCACTAATGCTAATTTGGTTCGTTAAGTCCTGACGCAAACGCAGCTCTGCTTCTATTGCTTCCAGCACAGCAGGATCGGCACCTTTAAGTGCTGCAAGGGCTTTTTGAATTTCAAACTCTTTTTCGCCCTGGGCCAGGCGTACCATCAGCAGATCGTTTTCTTTGGTCAGCGCCTCCAACGTGGTTTGGTCAGCCACCAGTGCCTGCTTTTTCTGCATCAATGCCAGTTCGGCCTGCAGGGCGCTTAGCCTGGCCGGGTCGGCACCAGTAAACTGTGCCAGGGCTTTTTGCAGCTCGTACTCGGCTTGGCCTTTTGTTAGCTTTATATCCAGCAACGCAATTTGTGTCTGTAGCTCTTTGCTGTACGTATTACTGGCTGCATTGGCTTGTGCGGTTTGGGCTTGTTGTGCAAAGCGTTTAATGGCGGCGGCAGCATCTGCTGGCAGTTTTGCAGCGGCGATAAACTCGGCTTTAAACAACTCTAAGTCAATGCCATCTAACGACGCGCCATACGCGTCAACTGCAGTGGCATTAAGAAGCTGGGCGTTGTACACACTCAACAGTGCTTTTTCTAATTCTTTGTTTTCATCAGTGGGTAAGTTGGGTTTTACTTCAGCTGCAGGGGCAGCGCTTGCCTCGTTAACTGCTTTAATAGCCTTGGCTGCCTGTTCTGCAGCGGCTTGATTATCAGCGAACTTGCCAGCAAGTTTAACCCAGTCTTGAATAGTCTTAGGTGATACTCCTGCCTCTGCACCAACCCGTTGTAAAATAGGCGTCAGTGATTCACCAGCTTGCTTTGCAGCAGATAGTTCCCGCACAAGGCCGCTGCGTTCTTCAGTATTAAGCCCGGTAAATTTCCAACTACCAAATGACTTAACAAGGTCTTGAAACGCCACATTTGTATCAGCAATCGCCTGCTGCTCAGCATCGGCCCATTTAACCAAAGCTGCTGCACGCTGATCGTCGTTCAACTTCTGGTATTTATCAATCAGCTGATCTAGGGGTTGCTGCAGGTCGGTTAATGATGCCCGGACATCTTCTGATGATTCATAAAAGGTAAAGAATGCAGTTGCAGCTAGGCCCGCAGTTAGTGCTAAACCTGCCGGGCCACCTAACAAGCCCAGCACTGTGCGGCCTACTGTTGCATGTGCCGCCTGGGCTGCAGTAAGTCTTGTTACAGCGGCTCTATATGCTTCAGCGGCGGCTGTCGCTTGCGCATGTGTTCCGGCATTTCTCGCCATTACCGCAGCTTGTGCCAATGTAGCTTTGGTCTGAGCGACCTGAGCCTGTGCCAGCCTCAGCGCTTGAGCGCTTGCGGCCTGTTTAGCGCTTATATCAATTAACGTTTTACCAGTAGCAATCACAGTTAACGCTGTATATCGGGTTATTGCTGCAGCTAGCACGCCACCGGCAATCGTTACCAAGGTGTCCAGGTTCTCAGATAAATAAACAATGCCATCAGCCAGTGCGGCCGTGGTGCCTTTCGCTTCGTTCTGAATGCCAATGTAATTGCTGAATACATTGTTGAACTTTGTCATTGCATCCCGAACTGTGGTCGGCATGTCTTCTACGGCTTTAAGGTTTGCTTCATAGCCAAGCAATAACGCATTGGTTAAATCGGTGATACTTAGCTTACCGCTAACACCTAACTGGCGTAACTCCGCGCCGGTTTTGCCGGTGGCGGCGGTAATGTTGTTTAGAATAGATGGCATTACGCCAAAGATAGTTTGCCAGGCGTCGGCTTCAATTCTGCCTGACTGTATACTTTTGGTCAGTGCGGCCTGGGCGCTTGCACCGCGTTCGGCGTTGGCCGCATTTGTTACAAGCAAGGCGCTAAAGCTATCAACAATGTCTATACTCTGGCTCAGGTTGTAGTTCATATCGCGCAAAATGGGCGACATCATTACAAAGCCTTCGCGGGTTTCAGTAATACTGCGGTAGGTGTCGTTGGCCGAATCCACCATGCGCTGTTGCACATAGTTGTATTCTTCACTCGATTCGGTAGCCTGGCGAATACGGGACGCCATCTGGCCCCAGTTATCGGCCGTGTCTATCAGTTGCATGGCTGAAAAACTGCCGATAACCAACGCGGCAGTGGTTTTCAGGGTGTTCATGTAGCCGTTTAACGCATTGGCACCGCCTGCGGCATCGTCAAAGCCTTTTTTAGCTGCGGTACCGGCCGCGCCGGTGTTAACCAGTTCTTTATTGGTAGTGCCTGCCGCTTGGCCAATTTGCGTCAGCTCTTTTACAACAATCTGGCCACCCTCAGTGGTCAGTTTAATGGCTAACGCTAAATCACTCATTGCTTTGTTCACTCCAAACCGTTAAACAGGCGCGTTCCATTACCGCTAAGCCTGCCCACACGTCACTTTGCAGTGGCAGGGGCAGCTCAACATAGTCAGGTATTTTTGATATCCGTACATCAACAGCCGGGTAGTTCAGGCCCACTCGAACGCCAGCCATGCCGGCATAGTTCCACTGGGTAGCACAGGTAAAAAATAGGCTGACAATTAACTGGTTTGCTGGCTGAATGTCGGGTATCGCCGCTTGCTGCTTTGCTACCCGTTCAATTATTTCAGCCGGTGCACCGGCGGCCTGCAGTGCTTCTGCACAGCGCTGGCCGTTTTTAGCGTTACCGCCAGCCCACCACCGCGCTACTTCTGTAAGTTTTTTTCCAGTACATCGCTGCTGCGCGCAGTTTCAAATGCCTTACGCACCGCATCACGCACTTCACGGCTATTCAGCAACAACTTGATGTTGTCAGGGGTATTTGTCAGCGGCTGATCGTTGTCGTCGGTTATCGGAAATTCCTGCCCTGGTACCGGCTCAAAACCAACAAAACACTGCTCAACACGCTTGGCTTCTACGCCAATCATGCCTACATGGTCACCGGCATCACGCAACGCTTTTAACTTGTCCATATCAGCCTGGGCATCGCTTACCGGCACCGCACGGAAATGACCGACAAACTTGGCAGTAGCGTAAACCGTTTCGCCCTTGTCGTTTAACTGGTCAGTTGGAAACACAACAGACACCAGCGTTTTGAATAATTGTTGTGCTAAGGCAGATGCTTTGATTTTCATAATGTAAAACTCTCTTTCAAATTTGGGTGGTGGCATCCTTGCCGGAATGAAACGCGGTACTGTTACTAACTCAGCCAGTGAGCTATGACGCACTCTTTAAAGGATGGCTGCTCCTAGGCCCACCTTCTGGCTATCACTGTCAGCGGAACGTAATCTCAAAGTCGTTATCACGCGCAGTTGGCACGACATCCAGCACACAGCGCAGGTGGCTAATGCCATCTACAATGGTGGGCGTAATGCTGTTTAGCTGCAGGTTAGGTATTGCCAGCTCAAAAATATTGCCGTCGTCTACCACGTCCTGGCCAATTTGGTATGCCAGGGCGCCGAACGTCGAAAGCAGCTCCCACCAGTCAAAATCTGCCAGCAGCGGCTCTTCAAAGGTGATCTCAATTTGCGGCATACGCGCAACAATTTGCACGCTTTCGTCATTGGTAACGCTGCGGTACACAACGTTGTTGCCCAGGCGGAACACCAAATCAGACATATTCACGTTCTGGCCAAACAACTGCATGGTGGTAATGGACACCGGATCGGTTTTCATCGGCGTGTTAAAACCAGAGTAATCACAGTTCTGGAAGGCGCCGGCCTGAGTTGGGTCAACAAATAGGCCGATCAAGTTGTTAAAGGTAAACTTAGACAGCGCGCTGGTCCCCAGGTTTACTTCCAGGTTGCAGCGTGCACCCACCATCGGATGTTTAATTTTGCCGCGGTACACGTGCAAAGTGGCGCTGTCATGGTCAGTTGACACGGGCGTGTACACCACTTTTTCAGCAGCAGTAATGGTAGCCTTTAAGCCTGCAGCTTGCAGCAGTGGTGCAATGGCCGGCGGCGTATCTACTGCGCCACTTCCCGCAACATAGGCGGTTAATGTGCCGGTAATACGTTTGTTCCGCTGAATGCTGCCTTTGCTACCACCGCGGCCGGCATCAAACTCCAGCGCTTCTTGATCGCCGTCTAACAACGTCATGTCAGCTTTAACACGCATAGCATTAGCCGCAGCCGTGGGGGTAGCATCGGTACCATAAGTGGTTTCAACTGCTGCCAATACGCAGGTATCTTGCTCGTATATACGCTCGCCCATTAGTTTTTCTCCTGGTGCGCTTTAGCACGGGCTAAGCGGCGTGCCGCCAGGTGCCCATTTTTGCTGTTGTCAGTTTTAACAACCGGTGCCGTTTTTTTCGGCTCAGTTGTTACGCGGGTTTCTGTTACAGCAGCGGCGCTGGCCTCTGCCTGGTCAGTTCTTTTGGTCATATCAGTCTCCTAACGAATAAAAGTGATCCGCAAAACGGCGTAGTGCACCAGCACGCCGGCGAACATAGCCGGCGCACTGCGCGTTAATTCAAAACCCAACTGCTCGCCTACAGCGCAGGACCAGCCGTTTAGCTGGTGGCTGTTTTCAAACTCAGCAATAACGCGGTCAAGGGAGTCGTCAAACAGCAGTTCGCTTTCCTTTGCATCTTCAAAAGAGCGCAGCAAAGTCAGCTCAAAACTTTCTCGCCGGCGGTTGCCCAGGCTAGCGCCAGGTATCACTTTTGCCGCTATCCGGCGTAAAAATCCGCCCTCTAACCGGCTATTAACCTGGTAACACTCTTTTAGACTTGTAGTGTTTCTGCTGTAGCGTTCATAGGCATGAAGCTTACCCAGCCCCAACATATCTAAACGCGCTAACAGCGCAGTGCGTAATTCACTCATATCGCTGTCAGCTCCTGCTTAATCTGAACCAACGCCTGACGAAACCGGTTTTTAATGTACGGCTCAGAGGCGTTAAAACCGTCGCGAAACATGAACTTACCCTCCGTACCGTGGTGTGATATTTTCCTGGCAATTGCCAGCGCAACCGCTTCAGCTTCTTCACCATCCAGCCCAAGCACGACTTGAACCCACTCAACTAACGGCTGCAGCGGCGGAAAGTGCGGTTTGGTACCAAGCTCAACAGGCACAGCGTAATTCAGGCTGGTACCCACCAGGCTTATTACATCACCCTCAAAAAAGGTAACGGGCTGTGCCAAAATGCTGCCACTTAAGCCGCTGCCAGCACCCGCCCCTTGCGGCGTGCGCTCAACAACCTCGCGTTGCAGTAACATGGCGCTTTCTTCTGCCGCAGCTACCATTTCTCGCTGCACCAGTTCAGGCGCTTGCTGCCACAAGGTGGCAAGTTCATCAAAGCCAGATAACGCGATATCAATGTTCATCTGCGCCTCCGGCTACCCCAGGTAACAACAGTGCCGGCGCTTAAACCGGTTGCTGCAGTTGCACTGCCAGCTGGCGTAATATTGCTGCCATAGCGGCGGCGGTATTCTTTTGCCAGATTGCGATAAAGCTCGGCTTTACTGGTTTGGCTAGTTACATCTGCGGCAATGGTGCTTTGCCCTTCATTGCTGTAATAAGCCGATAATTGCTCGCAACACAGCGCTGCCGCATAGGTTGCCAATAACTCGGCATCACCCGTCCATAGCGTTTGTTCGATATCGGCCAGCGAATGCGCCAGCGTAAAATACACATGCGTATCACCGCTGTAGCCAGCAAGCTTTAGTACTTCGCCCGGTAACTGTCTGGCTGGAAGTTCGTCGTAGCCAGGCACGGAATAAACCTGCACCAACTGGCTAAAATCTGGTTGCCATGTTGCGGGCAGTGGCAACAACCCACCGCTTGCCGTTACCACAGCATCATCCTGGCGAGGCTTGTCTTTGCTATACCTTGCAACCGCCAGACTAAGCGCCTGCAGGTAATCATCCGCAGTTAACACCGCTACATCATCGCGGGTTAACGCTTGGGTAAGTTGTGTTAGTTCTGCCTGGTTCATTATTTTTTCCGGTTGGGAGAGCATCCTTGCTCTATGCATTCACAGTGTTAAGCAACTACCGACTTAACCGCACCACGGAAGTCTTTCACTACACCGCCATAAATGTGGCGGATTTTGTAAGTGATAGTGTCGTTGGTGAACAAGCTGCCCACTGTTGGGTTATCCTGGACAAACATTTCAGGCTCTTCCTGGCCGTCCAGGAAGCCGACTTCAATAGTAGGAATGTCGTTTTTATCCGCCATCGCCAACCAGTCGTTGGCGTCGGTCCAATACCACGGCACCAGAATTTTTGGTTTCTGGCTTTGGGTAAAGGTTTCGTCGTTGTTGGTGTCACGGCGGAACAGGTCGTAAGCGGCCTCTTCCAAATCTGCCGGTACCATCAGCAAACGTGGTGCAATACCAAGCTGTTCACCTGCAGCACCAAATTCAGTTTGTTTAATCATGGCCAAACGGGCTGCAGCCCAGCTGCCTGTTGATAGTGCAGTGGTTAGCAGGTTGGCATGATCAACATGGAAAAATGCTTTAGTGTCGTAAATCGTCGGGTTGGTACGCAAAAAATCCAGCACAAATTTGCTAAGCGTGCGCTTGCCCGCCCTGCTCATTTTGCGTGGAATATCTAAAATCACGCCTACATCATCGTTTTTAACCATTTCAAGCGTAACGCTTTCAGTACCGCCGCGTTTTGATACCGCAAAACTGGCCTTTTCATCAGTTGGCGAGGTTAACGGGTTATAGTTACCGCTCTCACCCACAACAGGTAAATCACCATAACCGCCGTAGCGCACGCGCTCCTGGCTGCGGAAGTCGCTAACCGGAGTTACTTTGGCCACTTCACGCCAAATATCGTATTGATCTGGTTGGTTGTACTCTTCAATCATGCGCTTGTGCATGGCTTCGCCCAGCACATTGCCCAGGTTACTACTATCAAGCGCTTCAACCATGCGGCTGCGGCTGCATTTGTCTAAACGGCCTGTTACCAGCTTGTCACCGGTAATTTCGATATAGCACTCTTTAAACGACTGCACAGCACGATCTTTAGGGTCAAAAAATGCTGCCAGCAACTGGGCAGCATTTGGCGCATCGCCATAACGCGGGCCACCTTCTGGCATCATCGGCTTACCGCTTTCAGTAAATTTACCCAGATAAGTGCGCTCAGATGTAATGGCTTCGTCAACAGCTGCTTCAGTAAAGTTTGCCTGGCCAGAGAACTGCGCAAGCAAGCGCTCTTGTGCTGGCTGCGGTAACTTACTCGCGGCAATAGTGGTTTTGGCATAGGCACGCGCTTCAACCATTTTTAGTGCCAGGGTAAGCTCATCTTTGCTAATACCATCACCGGCACCAGCTGCAGGCTTTACCGCAACCGCTTCACGGTATGCTGCTAATACAGCATCTTCGTTTTCCTGATCTAACCCTGCTAACAGGGTTGGGTTTTGGCGTTTAATCGCCTCAAGCATACGTTGCAGCAACGTCATATTAATGTCCTCTTGGGGTTGTTTCGCCTCAACCATGCGGATCACACGCCCACCGGCTCCTGGCTCAATAATTAAATCAACTGAATTCACACGCTGAATTTGCTTAGCTTCGCGCAGTTTTCCGGTCTGTTTGGCAGTGCCATCGCAGTCAATTGAAAAGCCGAATAGCTCTGTCATACCGCGTTCAACGGCCTCAACTAATTT